GCTGCATCTGCTCCACCTACGCCACCTGTTGGATCTTGAAGTGCTGCTGCACCTGAATTGCCTGGTGCATCTGCTGTTGCTTTTGCTGCTGCATCTGCTCCACCTACGCCACCTGTTGGATCTTGAAGTGGTGCTTTAACTGCGGCGGTTGCATCTGCTGCTGCTTTTGCTGCTGCATCTGCTCCACCTACGCCACCTGTTGGATCTTGAAGTGCTGCTGCACCTGAATTGCCTGGTGCATCTGCTGGCATCGAAGTTGGATTACCATCAGGTCCTGTTGCTCCTGCAAATTCGCCGCCTCGTCTATTGCCAAATCCATTATTGTCATTAGTAGTGTCAAATTCTCCACCTTGTGCATTACCAAATCCGTTATTACTACCTGCTTTTGCTGCTGCATCTGCTCCACCTACGCCACCTGTTGGATCTTGAAGTGCTGCTGCACCTGAATTGCCTGGTGCATCTGCTGGTTGTTCTCCTGGAAACATTTTTGCAAGTTGCGGAGCATCACCGTATGTGCGTACACCGTCTTTATCAATGTATGGCTTAGTTTTATCAATATTAAAATTGCCAGTTGAACCGTTTGGCATAATTTGAACTTCTTTATCAGGTATTTGACTTTTTCCTCTAGGATCTGCTGCGTCTGCGTCTGCTGCTGCATCTGCTCCACCTACGCCACCTGTTGGATCTTGAAGTGCTGCTGCACCTGAATTGCCTGGTGCATCTGCTGTTGCTTTTGCTGCTGCATCTGCTCCACCTACGCCACCTGTTGGATCTTGAATTTTAAGAGCTTCATCTTTATTGATTAATTTTTTAGCTTCTTTCTCACCAATACCTAATGCATTTTTAATTGCAGTTATAGCATCAGCAAAAACATTTTCGTCTAAATGTCTTTGAATCTCAGCTTCGCGTTTTTCAGCTAAGTTCCTTGTTTCAGTGCCATATGTGTCAGCGATCTTAATAAGATCTTTAAAATTTTTCATGTTATCCTCCTACAACACTTGTTGAATTCTCAACGTTTTGTATGTCTTTAGTTTTACCAGCAGTAACTCCGCCAGTCATATCCATATCTCTTTCTTGCCGAGCTGTTTCTAACTCTTTAAGTAAGCTCATTATTCTTGGCTCAGCAACACTATCCTGAGCACTTTCGCCGCCCATATCTTCAGTGTTTAATTTTGATGCATATGGCGTCTTATCTTCTGGTTTTTGGTATTCATCAATTGGATCAAATTCACTTCTTACACAAATATAACTATGACTAATATTACAAGAATTTACTAGGTAATGTTCTAGCACATGACTTGTTGTAGGATAGTTTAAGTCTACTTCATAATGTGTAACTTCGCAATTTTGTAGTTGTGGAAAATCTAAAGGTGTTTCCTGTATTGGAGATCGTTTACCAGCAGTAATATTTGACACATCGTACTTTTGTAGACACTGTTCTAAGTTATCTGCGAAGCCTTCTGGTAACTCGCCTGCAACACGGACTTTAAATTTATAAATTTTTTTCGATTCTGTTAGATATTGTTCAAAAGATTTCATGTGTGTTTAACCCCAATTGTGTTGTTACATTATTTATCATTCTTTATCCATATTTTTTATTTTTGCTAATAAACTATTACGGTCAGTAACTACGTAACCCTCGCCAGCAGTAATACTACTGCCTTCTACGCTATCATTATCTAGTTTTTCTTTTTTAAGTTGTAATTCAACTACTTTTAATTTATTACTAAGTTTAGCTACTTTAGCATCTAAACTAGTTTTAAGTAACCCACCGGCAACTTCAAATACCCTACCACTATAACGACTTTCTACATTCATACCTAAATCCATTAAGTCATCGTATGCTTGCATTGCTTTCCCCGCAATTTCGTTAAGCTCGTCATCTGCCATTTTACCTAAGCCTTTTATAGCAGGCAATGCTCCAGCAATTTTATCAAATTCTGCAATATCACGGACAGTAGGTTGTTGATCCTTTAATGCCATCTCAGCTCTATTAGAATTTTCTTTTGTCTCTGCAACAATCTCTTTAGATGAAGGCAAATTTAAAAGTTCTTCAAGTTTTTTAGTCATAATAAAGTATTCCCTTAACTGTTTATACTTATCTTAATGATCATATAGTAATGTAGTTTTAGGATTAACTTTCATAGGCTTACAATAGGCTGTGATCCTATGTTCTGCAGGAACCATTGAACTATAGCCATAATTGCCATACTGCTGAACTATCCGTTTAGCGTAGTATTGACATACGTTAATACTCCTAAAGTACATTGGATTTGGTTGCTGTGCGTCTGCTATTAGTACCATCAATATAAATGCATGTATCAATTGCCCTCTTGCCCTTCTATTTGTTAATCTTTAAATCTAGGTTTTTCTCTCATTTCAAGTTGTGCTTTAAATTTTTTAGTAACTTTTGGAGAATTGCAGTATTTTACAAATTGGGTTATACCCGGATAACCTGACCCGCTAAAAACTAATCGTTCATCTATATAAAGTTTTGATTTATTATGCTCTAATAATAGCTTTGCATTTCCATGTACATATACTGTCAACCACGTCTACCCTTATGAAAAATATCGCCCTCTGTAATTACTCTAAAAAATATTCCTTTTTGTTTGCACCAGGCTCTTGCTGCACCCCACTTAGCCTGATTAACTACGAAATGTGCTTTGTTGTATTTACTTTTTCCTAACTTGTTTTCAAAGGTTTGACTAGCAGGTTTTACTTCAATAAGTTCAACATGTTGTTTTCCTTGAGCATTTACATATGTAATAAAAAAGTCTGGAACGTATATTGTAAACTTACCACTTAGCGGATTTCTATATGGAATTTTTACTGCTTCACTTGCCCAATTAGATACACTATTATGTTCATCACAAAATCGCATAAATGCAAATTCCCAACTTGATCTATATGTAGGTACTGTTGTACCAATATACTTTGCTGGGTTTTTTAACGAATATTTGCCTTGAGCAAATCTTGCCATGGGTTACACCAAGATATTTCTGCGTTCTATTTTATCAGATACTTGAGAGGCTGTTGAATAACCAATTGAACTTGTTCTGTCTCTATTATAATTTAATATTTCAGCAACTACATTGCTTAGTTGAGATTCAGTTAATCCTTTTAATGTATCTAATAGTTGAAAAACTGGAATATTATCAAGTTTTGCTTGTGATAATAATACTGTAGCAACTGCTCCTGCAGCTTCGCTATTAAATCCTCTTTTTTCAAAATAACCTAATACTGCATTAACATCATTAGTTGGAAAACTTAATGATTTAGTATAGTACTTGTCAAAAAATTGAGTAACTTTTTTATCACTGCCTTCTGCAGCATTTGTTGAAGGTAAAGATGTCATATTATGTTCCTAATACTTCGTTAATTGCAGTTGTTTTAGCACCTGCACTCTTAGCATTAAAATTAGCATTTGCTGCATTTATGCCGCCAGCTTGACCATTAGCTTGGAACTTTCCTACATTTCTCGCTTTTGCTTCTGATTCTGCAGAAGCTGCATTAGAAGTTTTAACTGCTGATGCTATTGAACTTATTCCAACAACCGCAGCAACTATAGCTAAACTTTCAGCGCCGCCCTTGCCTCCATTTTTAGGAAAGAAAGTCTGTGATACTCCACTTACGTCAATCCCACTAGCTGCTCCAATTGCACCAGTAAGTACATTAAATCCTTCTTGTCGTAAGCCTTCGGGTGATAAGTTTCGTAAATTACTAACTAATCCAGCTGCAGCCAATCCAGCTTGTAATGGATTATTAAATCCTGTGCCTTGAGTAATAAATCCAAATAGTTGTGAAGCTGTTCCAAGAATGTCTCCTAATCCACCTCCATTTAATGCACTAGGAGTAATATCATAATGAGCTGTATTACCAAATCCTTTTGGATTACCGTTAGCTCCTGTTTCAACGTTACCTCTACTATAAAAAACAGATTCATACATTACAGTGATTGTGTTTATCATAGTAGTTGTACCATCTGAAGAATCAACAGTATCATGTTGCCAATCAGAAATAATAGGATTAACCAATGTGTATGTTGTAAAGGCTTTTCTAGCCATTTGCGAAATTTGTATATTTTGAAAAAATGGTACAGTTTGATTATTATCTAAACCATAACTATACTTATTTGCGCCTGCACCTTTATATGTGCTGTCTCCAGCGCCTGCTTTATTATATGCACCTGGTATTTCTTTATAGTTGCCGTCTGCAAAATTGTATCTATAATATGCTTCTAATAATGCAGTAGTTACGCCATAATTGTCATCATGAAACGTAATAGTTACTGGATTATATTTAATCGCAGTTTGTACGTTCTTTTTTCTATTATACTTGTTCTTTGTTTCAATATCTGCACTAAACTTTGGAAGCTCTGCACTTTTAACAAGCATGCCAATTTCTAATTCGTGTTTAGATTTTAATTCAGGTAATACACTAGCTGCAGACGGATCCATCTGAAAAAAGCAATGATATAAAAACTTTTGGTGAGGTGCTAGTTTTTGATTTTCTGTTACAAATAGTCTACTAGCATGAGCATAGTCGCCTAAGTTTCCTTTAGGGCTTAATGCTCCATTTGCTACACTATCTAAAAATCCATTAAATGCTGACGCCATTAGTTTTTACTCTCTAAAAATTTAATTCTCATTTCAAGCTCTTTTATCTGTAGTTCCATTTTTCTAACTCGTTTTACACTATCTGCAACTGCTTCAGGTGGCTTAAAGTTATTAGTCCAATTATAGCTGTGTTCTATTTTAGTTGCAGCTTGCATTGATTTTAATTCTAAGTGTCCAATTCTTTCTACTATTCCAAAGTATGCCCATACGGCAATGGCTGTTGCTGCAATTAATCCAACAATGTTTTTTAATGGAATTGCAAATTCTGTACCTTCGTTTATTTTAGTAGCCATACGGTTCTCCTGTGTTAATATTTATCTATTTAAATTAACTGGGTAGATAATTTCGCCATAAAAAAAGAAGCGTTGCCGCTCCTTTTGTTATATATTATTATTTTACTATGTATTAAACGCCGCCACCTGTAATAAGTGTGTTTACTGTACGTCCAATTGCTGTACCAATACCAGTACCTTGTGGTGACTGTATTGCGTTATCATATTGAATTTCAAGTGTTACTCTCATTGGCTCGTTGTTTGCATAAGCTAATTCGTTATAAGCTGCGTTAACTACAAAGCATCCGTAAAGTTCAAATGTTTCTAATACGTTAGGTGTATTTGCGCCGTTGCCACCGTCTAAGATCTCAATTCGTGTTGTAAATTTATAATCTTGTCCTGATGCTGCACTTGACTGTTCAAAGAAGTCAAATTGCTTTTGCAATTGCTCGCCTACTAATTTCTGTACGTTGTTATTAACATCTTCACGCAAGTTTAGTGTAATTGGGCTCCAAGTATGCTTTCCTGCTAGATATGCTTTAGAGTTATAAACTGGAATTTCAATTGGTTCAAAAGCAACTGTTGGTCTTGTTACGTCTACCACCTGCTTAGTTAACTCTGTAGTAGGTGTAGTTACACCAAAATTTTCTAACGATACTCTGAATCGATATTGCAATTTTGGCATTAACAAGCCCTGGTTGCTTGCGGAATCTCCACTTGCTAACGGGACTGTAATTTTTGATAGCGTTGATATAGACATTTAGTTTGCTCCTGTTGTAATTATATTTATCATATTAGAGTCCTGCAATTTCACCAGTGTTTTTCAAGCGTAGCGGAATGTAAATAAATTCAACTGCTTTCACTGGTTCAATAGCTATATCTAAGTAAAGTTCATTACGGTCAATTCTACTTGGTGTATTATTTGATTCATCA